AAAATTAGAACACCTGTTGTAATTAATAATATAACTATGTCTTTAAAATTTTTAATCATTAGCAATTCCACTTTCTAAGTGATTTATTAATTCTAGAATTTGGATCATTAGCAGTTTTTGCAGAAGTAAGTCTCTTCTTCATCCCGGACATCCTCGCGCAGAAACTCTTTCGTCTGTTGGCAGCTTTAGAACCTTTCTTTAATTTAGAGGGTTTAGTAGTTACTGCAGTTTGTAGTTTAGAACCAGGATTAGCTCTTCTGTATGAAGCCACTCCTTTTTTATTTAATCCACCTGATGCAGATTTACCTTCTTTTCTTTGCCATGCTGGTGATGCCATTATTTACCCTGTGATCTTTTAATTGCTTTAGCAGTTGGTGCGCCTTTAGTTCCCGGTTTTCTCATTTTCTCACCTGAACCTGCAGCTATTCTTTTTTTCTTCTGCTGGATATTATACCAAAGACCTTTCTTTGCCATTTTTCCAGATTTAGTTTTATGCATGTTACTAGACATTTTTAGTTCCTTTCGTTTTTGGTTTTCTAGTTAGTTTAGTTATTGGTGCTTCATATTTTACCTTTTGACCTTTTGGAAAAGGTACTTTTGATTCCAATTGTTTAAAAATTTTACTTGTTCCTTTTTGAAATTTTTTTCTAATCATTATCTTTTTCTTGCTTTACCCCAACCTTTGATTTGAGCACATTTCATTCTGCCTCCATTTTTTGCACCTTGTCTAATCATTGCAAAATCTTCACCAGAAATTTTACCATCTTTATTTTTATCTAATTTTTTTTGTTTGCCTTTTAACATTATTTTTTTCCTCCATTAGTTTTAATTAAGTCAGTTGCTTTGATTCCATATATCGCTGCAACGACAGATACCCATAATGAAACGATCCACCATGGCATTTCCTGAAGTTTCATAAAATATAAATCTAATTTAGCTTGTATCTCTTCATCTTCAGCAAATACGGAATAAAATAAAATAGCCAGAGGCGATGTCAATACTAAAAGTACAAATTCGTCCTTCCAGTCTCCTTTTTGATTTTGAGCAATTTGTCCACTGTACTCAATTTCTCCACGTTTCATCTTTTCAGCATGGACGATTCTTGCTTCTGACATTATAATTTCAGATTTTTTCTTATTTTTATAAATTTCAGCGCCTGTTTTAAGTGCAGTACCAATTATTGACCAAGGAAACATAATTATCTCTTCTTTTTACTCTTTCCAGCTTCAGAAAGTGCTATTGCAATCGCTTGTTTCTTAGATTTTACTTTTTTCTTTGAGCCACCAATGTTCAATTCACCTTTTTTGAACTCTTTCATGACTTTACTTATTTTTTTCTGTGCTTTATTCATTTCCACCTCGCATTATTTTAACATTTGGCATCATGCCTTGTTGATTTTTCATCATTGAATCAACATTTGGTATAGTTTTACTTAAAATTGTCTTTTCAATTGATGTATTAGCTCTTAATTTAGCTAATTCTTCATTCTGTTCAAGTTTCTCATCTTGATTTGCTTGGTTCATCATCGTTTTCATCTTATCAAGATTAATTCTCTCATCAGATTCTTTTGCTTTTCTATCATTTTCCATTGCTCTAAGGTCTAATTCTCTTGCTCTTAGTTTAGCAATTGGATCATTATCAAATTGTGAAGTGATTTTCTTCTCTTCATTCATGAATTCTTCCATCATCTCAGCAATCAATTGTGCTTTTCTCGCCTCGATTCTTTGAGTCATCATCATTAATTGCATTTGCATCTGTTGTGCCATCTGTGGATTCTGTTGTATTACCATTTGCATTTGTTGCATCTGTTGTAATTCATCTCTAAATTCTAACTCAACTTGCTCTTGAGCCATTAAACTAATATGTTCAAAAATATTTTTTTCTAATGAACCCATAACCATTGGATTATTTCTTGCCATATTTGTCGCCATGAAATTTAAGTGTGCAGTGATATGTGCTCTATGGTCTTGACCGGGAAATGCTTGAAACTGTCTACCACCCAATGCATCAATGTGTTCTAACGCCGGATCTTTTGGCATTGGTTGCATTGGTTTAATTAATAACTGATCAATATTTTTTACACCTAATGCTTCATACATATTTCGATATGCTTGATACATGTTGTGCATCTGTGGATTTGAGGTTGCCAGTTGGAGTTCCGTTTGCGCAAGTGAGATACGCTGTGTTTGAGAAAATATGTTAGGGTCAGCAACTGGCAATATATCTACTCTATCATCAAAGTCGGATTGTTTAATCATTCTTTGACCCCCAACGACATCATACGGATATTCTTGTGGTAGATATAACTTGAATACTCTAGCTAAAATTTTAAATTCATTTTTTAGAGCTGAGTAAATTCTTTTATGGATAGCGGACATAGTTCTGCTACCTCTTTCAAGTAATGCAACTGTAGTTCCTACTGCTGCTTGTTGATTACCATCACCAACTTGTAAATCAGCAATTGAAGCAAATCGTTGACCTGCTTGAACCACAACACCCATCAAACTTAATAATGTTTGACTTGGTTCTTTAAACGGAAGCATCATAAATGAATCTCTTAAATTTCCACCAGGTGCATCCACATCTCTGAACTCTCCCGGTTGAATTGATTGTGCATCATCTCTAATTCTAATACCACGCATTTTAAATCCAGCTGGTAAATTAGATAAAGTTCCTGCATCGAGTAATTGTCTTAATGCAGCTGTAGCAGTTCTTGATAAACCACCAATCATATGAATTAAACCAAAACCATAGAAACCTAAACCAGGTAAAAATTTAAAATGAACAAAGTATTGTATTTTTCTTTTCATTGGATCCCCTGCTTCATAATTTCTTCTAATAGAAAGTATTTCTCTTGATCCTTCTTCTAAAGTTACAATGTATGGAATTTTAATTCCTGACGGCTCACCAGTCTGTTGATTTGTATCTTCAAAACCTTCTAAATCTAAATCAACATGACACTCTAATAGAGTATAAACATCTTCATCTTTTGTTTTTCGAACTCCTTCTAATTCTCTCTCTTTTTTCTCAACATCTGTTTCTCTATCCATTGGTTTACCAATATCAATATCTCTGTAGAAACCAGATACTTGTTGTTTTCTTAAATCGTTTTCAGAAATTTTTACACGATGAATAATTGCTTCCGCATCATCTAATGAGGTAGCTGTGTACGGAACAATTAAATCATCTGCAGGAACAAATTTAGAAACTGCTCTTTGTTCCATTTCATCATAGTAAACTTTTTTAAATGCAGAACCTGCTAATGGTAAATTAAATAACATTTGATCAAACTCTGGTTCGTATTCTTTCATTTGATCCATGATTTGATAATTCATAAAATCTTTAACACGATTTGCTTGATCAGCTTTTTCTGGAGTAGGCATTCCTAAAATTTGAGTTCTAACCGGTCCATCTGCTGGTAATAATTCTTTGTATGCTAAAGCTTGAAATTGTGTGACTGCTTCTGCTAATACAGGATGAGTTGCACCTGATGCGCCTTGAAATGGTTCTGTTCTTTGATCGTATTTGAATCCTAATAAATCTAAACCTTGAGTATAAGTTTTTTCCCAATCTTTTCTTGATGAAGAATAATCCATGTATTTAGAATTTAAATCAGATGCAAGTTCAGCTAAAACATCATCTGGTAAAAATTCTGATAAGTTTGCATAGTGCTCATCTCCACCTTCTGGAGATGCAGTTGCTGGATCTAAATTAATATCAACCGAACCATCTTCGTTTTCAACGACTTCTACATCTTCAGGTGATTGAGCTTGTTCTTGAGCTTCTTCTACAACTTGTTCCTGAATTTGTTCTTCACCTGGAAGATTAAATTCTTTTCGTGGTTCGTTTGGAAGCGCTTTGTCTATCTCTGCCATTTATTTTCTCCGTAAGTTCGATTGTTTTATCAGTATTATAAGAAATATTCAAGCCCTGACTCTGAGGCCCTGATTTAGGTGGAATAGTTCTAGTTAATCGTTTAGTCATCTGGATATCCAAATTCTTTTACTTCAGGTAAAGTTTCTAATCCAGCTAATGTTTTTTGTCCATATCTTGGATCTTGTCTCATTTCATAACTCTTTAATCCTATAGCTGGATCTTGTGTTTCATAAGCTGCAAATAAATCTAATAAACTTAAATCAGGATTCTGAGCTGAGGCTTTTTGAGCAGCAGAAATACCTGCTGCAATTCCTAAAGGTTTTATAACTTTACCGCCGACTTTAGTAATCGGTTTTATTACTTTACCAAATTTTTGTTTTAAAAGTTCTCTGTAATTTGCTCTTGCTAAAACGTCTTCAGGTGTTTTAGCTTTTAAAGATTTCATGGTTGTTCCAGTCATTCCTCTATCAACTGATTGTAAAGTATTAAAACCTAATTCTGGTAATACTCCTTTTTTGTTTATTGGATCATATAAAATACCTCTTAATAAATTTGAAGCTTTGCTACCCTGTGATCCTCCTGAAGAAACTAATTCACTTATTTGAAGATTGTTTTTTTCAATTAGATTAATTAAATTTTTAGATGGATTTTTTTCATATAGTCTTTTTAATTTTAATTGTTCTTTGTATAATGGTTTTAATTCTTCATTTAATTTTTCTGCATATTTTAAATTTTGAACAGATGTTTGTGGAGCTAATGCATCTAATGGATATTCCATATTTAATGCTTTTGCTTGAAATATATTTGCGGTATGAGCATTATGAATTTTTTTACCAAAATCTTTAATTTCATATTTTTTTCCAAATTCAGTTTTTTCTGTAATAAATCTTTTTTCCGTTGGATAGGATTCTTTGGTTACTATTTGTCTTTTTTTCTTGGCTATTGTTTTACCTTGTGGATCTTCTTTAACATTACCGTGTTTAATAACAAAACCTTCTTCTTCTAATTGTCTTGCTGCTTCAGTTGTATATCTAGCTGGACCTGATTTTGGATTTCTAGTTCCACCATATTTTTCATTAATTTTTTTAGTTACATCTGCTTTTGAAAATCCTTCTTCTAATAATTTTTTAGATTCAGCTACTTTTTCTTCAAATATTTTTAATGCTTTTATAACAGCAGGTTGTTTTTGAATTGGTACCGGTCCATCTGCAAAACCTATTCTACCTCCATCTGATTTTTGATCTCTTGGAAAATACATTGCAGCAAAATCATTAATGTTCATACCTGTTCCTTTTTCAGAACCTGCTTCTACAAACATTCTTGTCACCATTGACCAATAGTCGCCACCATCTTTAAACTCAATTCGACCATCTACCAATTTTGGTTCCGTAGATTGTGGTTTAATCATTTCATAATAATCTGATGTAGTGATTTCTTTATTCTGATATGCTTTTTGCTGTAAAGTATCTTTCATATACTGCAATGATTCAGGATAAAACATTTTCTTTGCAGCTGGAGTTTCTAAAACTTTTAAACTTTCAGTGTATCTTGGTTTTGGTTTGGGAAGAAGTGGCTCTCCTTTTTCCAAGAAGTAAGACGTGATGTCTTTAGCCATGTTAGTCTCCTAATATAGAAGCGACTCCGCCTTTTTGTCTTTTAATTTTATCTTTTTTTGCAGCTTCAATTAAAGCTTTTACTTTTTCAATATT